GATCATGGATCCCTCCACGGGCGTCTCAACGCGACACCCCACAACGCCACCCTGAGCGCGCGCGGAGAAGGGTTCAGTGGCAATTGCCACACAAGTGCTTGAAAGCGCAGCCGAACTTCTAATGACCAGAATAGGTGGATCAGGGGCTGCGGGAGTATCATTCGCGTCCATGGGAATCTTCTCGCCTCCACAGCAATCCTTCCCCTACGTACCGCCGCTGCCTCCCGCGCCGCCGCCACCGCCCACGCCGGTCGATCCGGCGGCGGAGAAGGCCGCCGCCCAGACCAAGTCGCGCTACGCCGCGGCCGGCGGTTTTGGCAGCACGCTCCTGACCGGCGGCCAAGGCGTTGGCGGCACCGCGAACGTGCAGAACAAGACCTTGCTGGGACAATAGGACGATCTTCGCGCGGAGGCGCTGTGCCGCCGCGTCAACCCAAGGGGCCAGCGTACCGGCCTCTGTAGAGTACGAGTACCGACGTGGCGGCACAGACAGCCTCGCTGCAAGACCTCACCAATCCGTGGCTGAGGAGTTACTTCCTCACCCGGCTCTCGCTCCTCGATCGCGAGCGCTCCTCGTTCTTCGCGACCTGGCAGGATCTTTCCGTCCAGTTCGCACCGCGCCGCGGCCGATTCTTAACCGGCGCCAACGACAGCCGTCGCGGCGCTCGCAAGGACCGGCGCATCATCGACAACACGCCGCTCTTGGCGGCGCGCACCATGGCCTCCGGCATGATGGCCGGCATCTCGAGCCCGGCGCGGCCGTGGTTCAGGCTGAGGCTCGCGATCGATGCGCTGAACGGGCAGCCGGGCGTCCGCGCCTGGCTCGACGAAGTGCAGCGCCTGATGCTCGAGGTGTTCGCCAGGTCCAATCTCTACAACTGCCTGCACACGCTCTACGGCGAGCTTGGCGTGTTCGGCACCGGCGCCCTGTGGGTCGATGAGGACGTGGAGACAGTGGTGCGCGGCTACACGCTCACCGTCGGCGAATATTGGCTGGCAAGCTCGCGGCGGTTGGCGGTCGACACGCTCTACCGCTCGATGTGGTGGACGGTGCGCCAGATCGTCGACACGTTCGGCCGCGACGCGGTCTCCGCCGGCATCCGCGCGAGCTACGACGCGGGCCTGCTCGATCTCGAATACGAGATCATCCACGCCGTCGAACCCAACCCGAATGCGGCGCCTTCCTTCGCGCGCCTGCCAGGGGATGCCGCCCTGCCGTGGGGCGGCAGGCTAGCCAGCCAGCTTCCCTTTCGTTCGGTGTGGTTCGAGCGGGGCCAGCAGGGCGAGCGCTCGCTGCTCGAGGTCTCAGGTTTCGAGGAATTCCCCTGCATGGTGCCGCGCTGGGACGTGGTCGGCACCGACAGCTGGGGCAGCGGGCCCGGCTGGGTGGCACTGGGCGACGCCCAGCAGCTGCAGATCCAGCAGCGCGACAAGCTGCAGGCGATCCAAAAGATGCATAAGCCGCCGATGGTCGGCCCGCCCGAGCTGCGCAACGAGCCGGCGAGCCTGTTGCCCGGCGGCATCACCTACACCAGCGATCCCACTGGCAAGGCGTTCCGTTCGGCGATCGACGTGCGCATCGACGTGAGCCACCTCGGCGCCGACATCGCCGAGACGCAGCAGCGCATCAAGGATGCCTTCTACGCCAACCTGTTCCTGATGATGGCCGAAAGCGATCGCCGCGAGATCACCGCGCGCGAGATCGACGAGCGGCACGAGGAGAAGATGCTGATGCTCGGCCCAGTGCTCGAGCGCCTGCACGACGAGCTCTTGGATCCGCTGGTCAAGCGCGTGTTCGCCATCATGGCACGCAACCGCATGCTCCCGCTGCCGCCACGCGGCGTTGATGTCCACGGTGTGCAGATCGAATTCATCTCGATGTTGGCGCAGGCGCAGAAGGCGGTGGCGACCGGTGCGATCGAACGCCTTTGGCAGTTCGGTATGCAGATCGCGGCGGCCAAGCCCGAAGCCATGGACCGCCTCGATGCCGACGGCACCATGGATGCCTATGCCGATATGACCGGTGTGCCGTCGAGCGTCACCGTCGAGCTCGCCAAGGCGCAGCAGCTCCGGGCTGCGCGCGCCCAAGCGCAGGCACAGCAGGCGGCGCTGGCCAATGCCGAGCGACTCGCCAACACCGCCAAGAACGCGAGCCAAATTGATGTCGGCGGCGGCATCAACGCCGTCCAACTCGCGTTGGGGAGGAGCGGATGACTGACCGCCAACAGGCCAAGGAGATCGCCCGCCAGATCCTCGCCGCGCCGGGCGACCTCGGCTGGCTCATACCGCTCGCGCGCGAGTTCCTGAAGCTCATCGAGCGTGAGGCCAAGGAAGGGAAGGGCGGCAAGTGAGCGACCTCGTCGAAGCCGGTCCCCTCGGCAACCAGCGGAAGGAGCAGGTGATCGCCCGCGACGCGCGCACGAAGGTACGCCAGCGCGACGAGGCCTTCCGTTGGCTGATGGCCGACCGCAAGGGACGTCTGCTGATATGGGAACTCCTGGACAAGACAGGCGTGTTCCGCGGCGGCCTGATCGATACCGCGCGGCTCCTGTTCAACGAGGGCGCCCGCAATGTCGGCCTGAAATACCTGGCGGACATCCAGCGGCTGGCGCCGCACCAGTTCGTGACCATGCAAGCCGAGGCGACGGCTCGGCTCAAGAAGCCAGACGGAGAAGCAAATGACCGACCCGACACCGACTTCTGAGATCCCAGCGCCCACACCGGCTGCATCCGCGCCCGAGGCTTCGGCGCCTGCATCGACGCCGGCCGCAACGCCTGTGGCCGAGAGCTTGCTCGACCCCGAGGTGTTGCAGCGTCCGACGTACGGCGATTTCAAGCTACCGGAAGGCGCCACGGTCGATGGCGAGCAGCTCAAGGCCGCTACGACCTTGTTCGCCGATTCCGGCCTCAGCCAGGAGCAGGCGCAGAAATTCGTCGATCTCGCAGTGTCGCGCGAGAAGGCACAGGCCGAGGCCGGCCTGCGCGCCTTCGTCGACCTGCAAGACAAATGGGTCTCGGAGATCAAGGCAGATCCCGACGTCGGCGGCAGCAGGCTCGAGGCAACGATTGCCTCGGCCACCCGCGCGATCGATCGCCTTGCCATTCCGGGACTTCGCGAGGCGCTAGACCTTACTGGCGCGGGCAACAACCCCGCCATCGTGAAGGCCTTCGCCCGCATCGGCCAGATGATCGCCGAGGACAGGTTCCGGCCGGGCAATGGCGCCCCGCCGGTCGCTCCGCGATCGCCGGCTGAAGTCATATACGGCGCTCAGCCCAAGGGCGGCGCCGATCAGTAACCTTCAGGAGTAGCGTAAATGGCAACCCTTTCGTCTTCGGCGCTGACCCTCGCTGAGTGGGCCACGCGTCTGGATCCCGGCGGCATTCCCGCCGCGGTCATCGAACTGCTCGGTCAGACCAACGAGATGCTGACCGACATGCTTTGGATGCAGTGCAACGACGGCGCCGGTCACAAGACCACTGTCCGCACCGGCCTGCCCACGGCGACCTGGCGCCTGCTGAACTACGGCGTGCAGAAGTCCAAGAGCACGACCGCCCAGGTACGCGACAGCACGGGCATGCTCGAGGCTTACAGCGACATCGACAAGGCGCTGGCCGACCTCAACGGCAACACCGCCGAGTTCAGGCTGGGCGAGGACATGGCCTTCATCGAGGCGATGAACCAGGCCATGCAGCAGACCGTGGTCTACGGCAGCACCACGACGAATCCCGAGCGGTTCGTCGGCTTGGGGCCGCGCCTCAACACGGTCAACACCGCCAACAGCGCGACCGCCAACAACGTCATCGACGCCGGGGGCTCGGGGTCGACCAATAGCTCGATCTGGCTGATTGGCTGGGGCCAGAATACGGTGCATGGCCTGTTCCCCAAGGGCAGCAAGGCCGGCCTCCAGGTGCGCGATCTCGGCGAGGTCCCGCTCTACGACGCCAACAACAACGTTTACCAGGGCTACCGCACCCACTTTAAGTGGGACTGCGGTCTCTCGGTGCGAGACTGGCGGTTCGTGGTGCGCATCGCCAACGTCAACGTGACAGCCGGCGCGGTCACCACGTCAAACCTGATCAACTATCTGATCACGGCGGTGAACAAGGTGCCGTTCATCAGCGCGGCCGGCAGCAGCCCGCCTCCGGGTGCCCCCGGCGGCACGGCGACCAAGCCCGGCCAGGTCAACTTCTCCTTCTACTGCAATCGCACCGTGCGCACGGCGTTCGACACGCAGGCGATGGCGAAGACCAACACCTTCCTGACGATCGAGACCCGAGATTCGAAGCCCTACACGGCCTTCCGCGGCGTCCCGATCCGCATCTGCGACCAGATCACGAATAGCGAAGCCCGAATCGTCTGAGGAGACAACATGCTTATCGACAAACAGAACCAGTTCTCGGCCGATACCGGCGACAGCCCGACCTCGATCGGCTCGACGGCGTCGACCAACATCATAGATCTCGGCATCGCACGTGACATCGGCGGCGCGGTGACCGACCAGCTGATGCTGCTCTGCCAGGTCACTACGGCCTTCACCTCGGGCGGTAGTGCGACCCTGCAGATGCAGTTCCAGACCGCGCCCGACAACGGCTCCGGCTTGCCCGGCGCATGGTCGACGCTGGCGCAGTCCGACGTCATTCCAGTGGCGTCGCTGGCGCAGGGCTACAAGTTCTTGCCCAGCGAGGTGCCGGGCAGCACGCTGCGTTTCATCCGACTGAATTACGTGATCGGCACGGCGGCGATGACCGGCGGCACCTTGAAGGCGGCGCTCGTGCCGTCGCTCGACGTGCAGCCGGCTTATGCCCGCGCCTATGCGGCCTGACGGCCGTGGCGGTCATCCCGAGCACTTGCGAGGGATTTGAACCAAATGGGGGAGGGACAACCTCCCCCTCCTTTCCTTCGGCCGGAGTAGCGTATGGCCAGCCAGACCGACATTTGTAACGTCGCCATCTCCCATTGCGGTACCCGCAGCAAGATCGCGAGCATCGACGAGGGATCGGCAGAGGCGAATGCCTGCAAGACACACTTCGCGCTGGCACGCGACAGCCTGCTGCGCGCCTATGACTGGAACTTCGCACGCGTCACGTCGCAACTCGGTGCGCTGCAGACTCCGCCGGCACGCTGGGCCTACGAGTACGCCCTGCCGATCGATTGCCTGCGGCTGCGGCGGCTGAACGACATGCCCTTGCTTCTGCTGCCCGAGACCTTCTGCGAGGTGGCGGCCGACAAGGATTCGACCGGCGCCTACATCAACGTGATCCTGACCAATGCAAGCCCGCTAGGGGCCATTTACACCGCGCGCGTGGCCGACCCCACGCGCTGGGATGCAGGCTTCACCGATGCTTTTACCTACGACCTGGCGATGCGGGTATGCATCGAGC